TAATAAATCTTTTTTCAAAAAGAAAAGTGATAATGAAAACACTAATATAGATCGTACCATAAATACCACACTTCTAGAGTTTATAAATAAACATGTGGTAAAAAATGACGTTACATTTAAGGTAAAAAGTATAGAATTAAGTAAACCTAAACCTAAACCTAAATCTAAATCTAAAGAGTATTTAGTACATACAACGTATACGTGTAGTGAATGTAAAACTCACAATACAGATTTTAAAATAACAAAAAATAAAATTCAACAAGTTTGTAAATGTACCACCCGCGAACATTTTCTTCCGGAAAAAATAGTATCTAAATTATAGATACGCAATGATAGCTGTAGTAGTTCTAGCTATTGTAATATACTTTGCATCGTCTTTAATTAACAGAGATACCGATAACATTATCATATCAGAAATAAATAGTCTCGTACGACAATCTTACAAATACTCAGGCTTAAATAAAGATATACACAACGAATTCGTTGAAAATATCAAATTAGCACTCGAACACAGGACAAATACCGAATTATCAAGAAAATATTTAAACAGGGCACTAGAAAATTTAAATGAAATATCGCTCAGTTCTATGTCAGGTGACACGGACGAATTAGAAGATATAGATACTATTATTAGTGATTTAAGAACGTATTTTGAGTATTTGTATAACGTTATAGAACAGCGTGAAAGTGAGTAAAATAGTTAAAGGAAATGTCTGTATAATAATTAATACTATGGTTGTAAAAACGAGAACAAGATCCGGGAGAGTTTCTAAAGCACCAGAACGATTAGAATTATTTGAAGACGTTGAAGACGATTTTAAGGACGACGAATACGATTCAGATGAAGATTTATTACAGACAGACGATGAAGATTTTTGCACAGATGATGAAGATAACGACGATGAATACGAAACCGACCCAGATGAAGATGAAAATGGAAACTTGAAAGGGTTCGTTGTTGATGATACAGACGAAGATGAAGAATATTCGGATGATGAAGAAGAAGAAGAAGATGAGTAATAATGAGCTTAAAAAAATAGATACTTTTTTTATATATGGAAGCTGAAGTTGGTACACCTATTGAGTATAACCCAGACGAATTCATGAATAAAAACAGTGATGAATTAGAAGAACGTAATGATGAACATAATCATAACGAAACCTATTATGAACACGTACAACCACCACCTGTATATTATAACCATCCGCCTTTACAAATACAGGAAAAAAACGATATTTTTTCAAATCTAGATAAAACAGGGTATATTATTATTTTTGTAGCATTCTTATTAGGATTTTTCATGGGAAAAACTATGCAACCAGTTATTCTTCGACCGGGATAGGTTTACCACTTACCCAGTCGTATTGAGACTGAGTTTGTTGACCTTTGAATGTACCTATATTACCAGTTTTAGGTTCGGTAAAATACGCTCGACTTACAACCAAAGGATCTTTAATAATATCCTGAACTACATCAGATGCAGTAACATTTTTTTCTTCCGTTTTATTTTTTACGTTATAGTACAATTTTAAAAATAAGACGATTATTGTGAGAACAATAAGAATGGTGATTATGTTTAATATAATACTCAACATACTTACATTTAAATAACAAAATTAATTTACGCCTCCTCCGGGTCTACATTTTCCATATTTTTAGACGTCACTTCCTCTTCTTCATCTTTACCATCGTCTTCCTTAATCTGTGCCTGTTCCGAAAGTTCAACTTGAGCTTTCTTAGCTTCTGTCTCCATTCTCAATTTTTCATCATCAAACTTTTGCATGACTTCTACAGAATTAAATCCTCTTTCTTTAGCCTCATTTTCCAACACTTCCTTTGCATAAGCTTCACGTTTTTCAGTTCGTTCCTTGATTTCCTGAGCAACAATCTCATCTGCTTCCTTAACGAGATCTTCCATACCGGCATCAGGTTTTTCCTTTTGAAGACGTTCCAATACTTCACCAGGGTGGCTGATTGGAGGTTCATCAGGTTTCGTATAAAACTTCGAGTTTTCATCACCGCTTTTAAAGTATGTTTCTGAACCTGGTGCTTTAACAGCCATCATATCCCTCTTACGTTCAGAAAACATAGCGGCGGCCTGTGCCTGGTTTTCTTTATACCCAGACATCAATTCCTCGAGCTTTTCGTCAGCATAATGTGCATCTTCGATTTGAGCCGGATCCGGTGGAATTAATAACCATTTGTACATATCGACAACGTAAATATCAAATGTCGCATCTTCTTTTTGGAGACGTTTCGCATGAGCAGCAGCTTCGTCCCTAGAATTAAATGCACCTCGGATCTTAATTCCAAACTTATCGTTTTTTTGTGGCGCCTCCGGTCCTACTACAGAAAGACACGCGTATAATTGTCCAGGTACGGTCGTATAATCTTGTTCAAGAGTTGTCATTGTTTTATATTTTTATATAGTATCTTTTTTTTAAGCTATTTTTTAACTTAGGCTTATACAACATCACTCTTATTTTAATAAATAAAATTTGTATGTTTATATAAATGCGAATTCATATTATAGGTTCAGGTCCAACTGGTATGTCAGTCGCTTGGGAAATACTTAAATCAACAGACCACGAAGTTATCATATACGATCGTAAAAAATCAGCGGGTGGTTCTTGGTGGGAACCTTCAGAAGATAAAAGAGATTTACACGCACACCGAATTCTTTTTGGTAACGCATTTGTAAACACAAATAGTTTATTTGAAGAAATGGGTATTAAATGGGACGATATGTTTCAACCGGCGGATACACGTGTGTATAGAACAACCCTGAAAAATCTCAGACCATTGGATTATTTAACTCTAACATCACTCGCAATACGTGTTTTAGCACAACCTTCGAAATACAAGAGTATAAGTCTCAGCGATGCAATTGGGAAGTTATCAAAATCGGGTAAAAACTTAATAGAAACTTTACCATTAATTATGGACGGCGTTGATTGGGAAACCATGTCAGCGTTTGAGTTTGTAAAAAGTTTTGATAACGTGGGTATGTCTAAACAATACGTTCAAAAAGTTTCGGGGAAAGTCATGTCTGATAAAATGCAAAAAGCACTCGTAGATAAAGGTGCTAAATTTATGTTCGAAAGTGAAGTTGAAAACGTGTATTACGAAAAGGATGGGTATGAAGCTGTTTTTACAAACAATACAATAATAAAAGATGGTCTCCTTGTTTTATGTATAGACAATAGTAAAGCGTTACAACTTGTAGATGACAATTGGGGCAAAGATACTCTTAAAAAAATTGGACCAAGTACGTATGGGTGTATTAACATTTTATTATATTACGACGAACCAATTCGTTTACCTAAAAGTGATTTAGAATATGCTATGGAAACAGAGTTTAAATTACAACCCGTAGTTCTCAGTGACAATAAAACCGTTTCGTGTGTTATATGTAATCTCACTGAAAAAGTTTTATCGACCGACCCAGAAACACTTAAAAGTGAAGTTATAAAACAATTACGTATTAAAAAACCAGAGGATATTCGTATAGGGTGGGGTGCATATTGGAAAAATGAAAAGTGGGAATTTGAACAATCGTCGGGTGTTTTGAGTCTGTATGGCCAGGTTCCATTTTACGGTACATCTTCTAAAGTTGCCTTATGTGGTATGATGTCCGAACGAAAAACACCTTACTCAAGTATCGAAGCCGCTATAGAAGTCGGAAGATCTTTTTGTAACGAAACGTTTGAAACGAGAAAACCTTTACGCCCCGTTTTAATAACACAAGTTTTTATGATTATTATAATTTTATCATTCATACTCATGTATATTCAAAGAAGAAGAGCAATATAGTGCCTAAGTAACTGTTATTTTAAAAGTAAAATCAAAACAATAACAAAAATGGTACCTGAATCTTACATTAAAAAGAACGAAGAAATAAACGCGGTTCGCGAATTAGAAGAACCTTTAAATAGGGATGTGGTCGACCACGTTCTAAAATTTGTAAACCCTTATATATCACTCAGTGATACGAGTGAAGAAGAACATGTTAAATATTGGTTTAAATTAGGCAGAGAGACTAATAATTTACGATTATGGTGTTTTGCGTGCACGAAAATAATGGAAAAATCGTTTGGTACATCGCATAAAAATAACACCGAATTAAAAAGAATGGGTTATTCGACCTTCGATTTGTTAAAATGTTATTTGGAAGACTATATGGTAAAAAATCTAAAAAAATGGGATGAAATTGAAACGTATGAAAAAGTTGGTAAAAAGGATTACATCGATATGTTTTATGGTGGTAATAACGATGATTTTTATGAAAACGTATCAGAATATATGATTTTTAAGAGACCGTATCGTAAATTTATTACCAAAAATGAACAGGAATACATGTTATGTTTTAACGAAAGGTTAACTGAATATTTAAATTTCGTGGAGAATAACATACTTCAAAATAACAGTATATTACACATTGGTAAATATGGTAATTCGGAATTAATAAAAAGTATCAAGCGTTTACGAACAAATAACGAAAAGTTTATGGTTACTGTCCAAAATATCAATATTGGTATCGACAAAAGAGAAAAAAATTAAATCTTATACATTAATAAATGGTTATAGCGACAACATTTTTTAACCATATTAACATCAAGGGTGTTGTGGAATTTGAAGAAAAGGGGGGTAAAGTTATAATCAGGGGGGTATTAAAATCAAATAAGTACAAAAATAGTTCGCACGGGTTTCATATACACGAAGCGGGTGATCTAACTGATAAGTGTATGGGTGCTTGTGGACATTTCAATCCATATAATAAAAAACACGGGGGTCCTAAATCTAAGGAAAGGCACGTTGGAGATTTGGGTAATATTCATTTTGATGGACGTGGTAACGCCACTTTTAGAATGGTAGATAATTTAATAAAATTAAGAGGAACTAAAGCTAATATAATAGGAAGGTCTTTGGTTATACACGAAGATATGGATGATTTAGGTTTAGGTAATCACAGTGATAGTTTAAAAACTGGACACGCCGGTAAGAGAATAACGTGTGCAGTTATTGGTTATTCAAAAAGAATGTGTAATTAACCTTAGTAATTCCATTTTAAAAATGTTTAAAGTTTTACACTGTATTAAAAGAAATATGCAATTAAGTTACAATCTAGTAAACAACGGGGTTTACAATGTATATGTTATTTCAGACGACGAATATATAGGACCATCGATTGCGCAAGGACATGAATGGGATAGGTTTATGCGACGCGATGTACGTATGCTGCATAAACCTGGTACAGATATCATTGACATTGGGGCAAATATTGGTTATAACACTTTACTATTTTCAGATTATGGTCCTGTGCTATCGTTTGAACCATTGTATTATAAATTAATCGAACTAAATGTCAAGAGTAACTCTTTGAGGTACCCGGTTCAAGTTATTCCATGTGCCCTCTCAGACGAAAAATCTTTTACAAAAATTCATATACCATCTCATGGATCTCAATCTAATGTATTAATAAACTATGGTGGAACTAGTTTTCATCATACAGATGACGGGAGAGGTGAAGGTATAGATGTCAATTGTGAAAGACTAGATGATATCTATACGGGTGTTCCTTCGTTTATTAAAATTGATGTTGAAGGTCACGAGTTACAGGTTTTGAAGGGTGCGTCTGAAACTATTAAGAAGTATAAACCTTCTATTCTTATTGAAATACATAATTTCTCTGAAGATTCAGAGATACATCAGTATCTAAAATCAATGGGGTATGGTGACCCCGAAGAAAGACCAGAAGCTATATATGTTTACAAAACATTCATTTAAATATCGAAGGGTCAAGTGTAATGTTTATGGGAACACACCCGTTTAATCACTTAAAAAAGAAAACCCATTATAGATAAATGGAGGAGATACGAAAGTATCATAACGAGTCTAAGCGTCTCCTCATCCAATCGGCTACCCGCGAAGGCGACAGTATTTTGGATGTAGGATGTGGATTCGGTGGTGATCTCCAAAAGTGGAAACACGCGGGGGCAAATATAAGTATGTGTGAACCAAACCCAGACTCACTTAAGCAGGCTAAGTCGCGCGCAAAGAATATGAAAATACGCGTCAACTTTTACGAAGGTGATATATTCGCATGTCCACAAAGGAAATACGATGTCATATGTTATAACTTTGCGTTACACTATATATTCGAATCGTCTAAGTTATTCGAGACGTCTTTATTAGCAATTAAGAATAGACTTAAACCCGGTGGTCAATTCATAGGGATCGTACCGAATTCCGATAAGATTATCATGAACACACCCGTAAAAGACGAGTTAGGGAACTATTTTCTAATGAAACATACGAGTTCGGGGAACTTTGGGGAAAAGTTATACGTCCATTTAGCCGATACGCCGTATTATGCCGATGGACCAAAAGTCGAACCAATAGCGCATAAAGATATGTTATTCACGCGAATGGAAAATTTGGGGTTTACTTTAACACTGTGGGAAGATCTTAAAGGGAACCCGGTTTCGGATTTGTATAGTAAATTTAGGTTTGTGTATAAGAAATGATTAGTTATTATTATTGACATTTGTACGTCTACTCTGAGCGGCGTTACCCGCCTTTTTTCTCATGTTATTTCGTGAATTTGGTGTTTTTGGTGTGTTTGGCGTATTTGGCGTATTTGGCGTTTTAACTGTACTTTTAATTCGATTTGTTACTTTTTCTATATTTTCCGTGTTACGTTTTAAATTTCTTTTCTCTTTTATATTACGTACTAATTTACGTAAAGGATTTTTAGTTTTACTAGGAGGTTTTGGTTTTGTTACAGGTTCAACGTTAGAAATTTTTTTTGCTATTAGATTTTTAATATTTTTCGGTAAAAAAGGTAAATTTTTTCGTTTAGTAATGGCTTTACCCGATAATTGGTTTTTATAATAATTGCTATAATTATATTCTTTTTCATACAAGACATTAGGATCGAATGATTTATAATGATGGAAAACGGTAATGTTTTTATTTTTTAGGATATAAGGTATTGTAAGGTTTGGGTTTCGATTCGCGACAATACTTATATTTTTAAGTTTAATAATCTCTTTTGGTAACGTTTTTAATTTATTTTTATCCAAATTAAGTTTCTTAAGATTTTCACAAAGACCGATTTGTGGTGGTAAAGATTCTAACTCATTTTTACTTAAATCAAGTTTTTCAAGTTTTGTAAGTTTACCAATCGTGGATGGTAACGATTTTAACTTATTATTATTCAAATGAAGTACCCTAAGGTTTTCAAGCTTACCGATTTGTGGTGGTAATGTGGTTAATTTATTAAATCCCAAAGAAAGATACTCTAGTTTTTTAAGGTCACCGATTTGTGGTGGTAATTTGGTTAATCTATAACTTGGTGATATATCAAGTCTTGTAATATTCATGTTCGTAACACCGAGGTTACGAAGTGCCTGGGGAACATTGGAATTGGAGTTACTCATATACCTTTACTTGGTATTTTTATTAGTTTTAATATATTCTTCTGCTTTTTTGGGTTCGTGACATATTACGTCTCCACAATGGTCGCGGTTCTGGTAGACGGAGTTTATGGACGTGAGTAGTTCACTACACGATTTTACCGCCCACCGTCCCAGAACGGGTCGTGGTTCGGGTTTCGTTAAAAAATCAATAAATTTACGTATCATTTCTACTTTTTTTTCGCTTTCAATTTTTATGTATGTTTATGGTAAGATGATAGTTGCGTTACTTCTACTTATCATAAACGTGTTACTATTCGTAAACACGAAAGAACCACGGGAAATAATCGAGGTTCGCGAAAAGTATAGAATTCTCAGGGAACACCTCATAGAAACTGAAAATAAGAAATTTGAAATGTTACAGAAGGAAGTACCCATAACGGCACATTACAGTATTGCTAAAGGGGCTATAGGGTATAACACCAATAAAGGAAATGAAATAGGTTTATGTATAGACGGAGATACGAACGAGATTTTTCACGTTTTAATACACGAACTCGCACACTCCACTGTAGACGAGTATTCGCACAGTAAAGAGTATTGGAAAAACTTCAAGGAGTTACGCGAAATATGTGTAGATTTAGGTATATACGAAGAAATTCCAAAGAAAACTAAGTTTTGTAATAAGTATGTACAGGATAAATAATCTTTGTTACTATTAAATAATAATGTCCGAAAACGGAATAACATATAAAGGTCTTGGTACGTCTGTCTTTCTTTGGACTCTTCTCATGGGTATGAACACTTCCCCATTACTCTTCGATAACTATTGGTTTAACATGACACTCCTACATTTAATCGCGCCCATTTTCATTAATAGGTTAATGAAAGGTGGTGCATTTTTCGGGTACGCGTCCCTTGACTTTCAGGGTCTTGTCGTGATATCATTCTTAGCGTACCTTTTTGCTATACTTGTCACGCAAGTTTTCGATAAGAAAATACAAGAACATTATAAGAATTACGGGAAAGATGCGAGAAGTACAGGTATTGTCTATTCACTTCGCGTAACTGGGTTTGTAATTGGTATGATTCTTGCTTATCCTATCTTAACAAGAGATAAAGGATTAGAAGGGTTTTACTCAAATTCTATAAATAATGCATAATTAAGTGTATTTTTTAATAACGTAAAATACAATTGCGGCAGCTACACCAGTTGACGCTAAACCAATCATACTTCGGTTCCCTTGGTCGTTAAGAAACGATGGTACGAAGTTCGCGAGTTTTTCTTGAACTGGCTTACTAATTGCTATCGCAGTACATACTGCGACTACGAGAACTTGAAACTGTTCATCCGTTAAATTAAATGGATTACTGTTACCTTTATTGTTAGTTGACTGAGCTTGCTGTGTTACTTGTTGTGGCGCTTGTGCTTGCATCATTGGTGCTTGCATTTGCATTTGTGTCATGCGAGGATCTTGTGCCATCATTGGTGGTTCGAGTGGTGCTTCTGGTTGTCCCATTATATCGGAAATTGACGTAGAATCCATTATCTGTTTATTTTCACTTAGATTTTTTTCGAGCGAAATATTCGGCATTTCTTGTTGCTGTTGATGTGGAGAGAATGTAGTTGGAGGTAAAGAATTTGATTGATTATTAGCAATAAAATTAGTCGATTTGTTATTATTCAAATTAACCATACCGTCCGAATTTTCAGAAAGATTCATAGTATAAACGTCTGTCATATACCATAACATGTGTTTTTCGTTTTTTTACGTTTACGCGATAGCCTGGATTATTTACGTAAAGTATAATTTGGGTACAAACAACCAAATGTTTTTACTATTCTAGGTAAATCGTTTAATTCATCATAATTAGACATGTCGTGATCTATGTATACCGTTTTTGTTTCATGACATACATCGACCAATATACGATACCCGTCGTCTGTGTTATACGTAGGAGTATTTATTTCGTTATACGCTGGATATACCAATGATATATTTTTAGTGGGTAGTATTGGTGTTATTTTTAAAGCTGTACATATTTTTCTAGATAAATCTCGTATTATCATTTCTTCTTAATGACCTTTATTGGAGTCGTTTTTTTAACTGAGTTACGATCACCAATCTTCATGTTACCATGTCTCGGATTAAACATCTTCTTATGCGTTTGCCAATATTGTGGTGCACCGACCTTAAAGTTTTTACGTAAGGTTGCCTTGTACCAAAAAACACAATCTTCTATTCTATTACTCTTTGATGTATTATCTAAAACTAGACATTCGTAATTCTCTGTACATGAGTCCATAACTTTATTGAACAATTCAAATGTTGGAAATATACCAAAAAAGTTTTTATATAACTTCTCTCGATTTTGAATGATATTCTCACGTAAAATGAAAATGTAATCTATATTCGCCCTGAGTGCCGGTGGTAGATCCATACAGTATTGCATAGTTAACATGAAAAATATCTTCCAGTGACGACCATTCATAAAGCATTGACGGATACACGTATCTTTCATAAATTTTGAATCGTACATACAATCGTCTAATAACAGAAACGCACCACAATTTGGTTTACCTGCACCCACGAGTTTCTTCTGTCTATCCATAACACGTTCTATAGCTTCTTTATCGTAATCTCCGTATATGAATAGGTCGGGTATGTACTGTTGATAATAATGATTTCCTTCTTCAGTTGCTGATAAAACTATTCCTGCTGGTAAATGTTTTTTATGATACAGGATATCAGTAACAAGTGTTGACTTACCCGTATTACGCTTGCCAATAAATACACAAACTTTATCATCAGCCATACCCTCGGGTTTGAATTTTCGAAGTTGAAGATTCATCTAATCTAATATATCGCCTCGTTTTATTTTATAAAATTTTACTCACATAGAGTAAGAATGTCTGGTAGAATAAACCTTGCTGCCACGGGTATCCAGGACCAATGGCTTACGGGGGAACCTGAATTTTCGTATTTCCTGGTAAATTTTAAAAGACATACTAAATTCTCTATAGAAGCTACGGAAACGCCTTTTGATGGAGAACCTAATTTCGATAAGTCACTAGAATCTCGTATACCAGCTAATAAAGGCGATCTTATCAGGAGTATGATGTTGAAATTTACTTTACCTCAACCTACTGTACCAAACAAAACTTTTAATGTAACGTTCCAATCTGTAAGTGGTGGGAATAGATACTTTATAGATGGTGTTCAACAGGCAACATTAA